CTAATAATACTTGGCTCGGTGATAACTTTGATTCTGCCTTATTATATGGTGCGTTGTTGGAAGCGTATACGTACATGAAAGGTGAAGCTGACGTATTGGCTCAATACCAAAAACGTTATGATGAAGCCATGTTCTTACTCAAACAATTGGGTGATGGTAAAGATAGACGTGATGCATATCGCAACGGACAAGTTAGGGTACCAGTCGTATGATCACTCAACAATTATGTAATGTATTTAAATTAAATGTACTTAAAGGGCTTGAAGACTTTGATGTAGGTTCGGCTTATACATACAAGATCGCCTTATATACCGCCAACGCAGATTTAAGTGCAAGCACAACCGTATATACTACGTCCAATGAAGTAACCGGTACAGGGTATACAGCTGGTGGAGAAACGCTAACAAAGGTTACTCCTAGCTTAAGTGGATCAACGGCGATAGTAACGTTTAGTAATGTCACTTGGAACCCAGCTAGTTTTACGACTAGAGGGGCGTTGATATATAATGCCACAACAAATGCAGCTGTAGCTGTACTTAATTTTGGCGAAGATAAAACCGCAGTGAATACGTTTACTGTTACATTTCCCACGGCGGATGCAAACAACGCCATTATTAGAATTTCTTAGGAGTTTATTATGATAGCACCACAAAAACAAGGCTCAGGTGATAACGCGACAATTACGTTGCAAGCTGGCGCCTCTAAAAACGAAACAGTAGGTATTGAAGGCGTTTACCATGTTGAATGCCGCGATGCAGCAGGTAATTTAAAATGGGAAGAATCATTTCCTAACCTAGTCAATGCTGTAGGCAAACAGTTAATGCTTGATACATTACTTAAAGGATCTAGCTACTCAGTAACAGGTCCTTTCTTAGGTTTGATTTCAGGTGCTAGCCCAACATTTGCTGCTGCGGATACAATGAGTTCACATGGTGGATGGACAGAATTCACCGACTACACAGTAGGTGGCTCAGCGGTTCGAGGTACAGCAGTATTTGCATCAGCAACCTCAACCGGTACAACACCATCTAACGTAACAACATCAGCAGCTACGCCGATTGTATATACAATTACAGGTGCGGGTGGTACAGTTGGTGGTTGTTTCTTGGTAACAGGTTCAGGCGCATCAAGCACTCAAGGTAACACAAGCGGTACATTATATAGCGCAGGTGCTTTCCTAGTAGCTAAAATTACAACAGCTGGTGATACAGTAAGCGTTACATACTCAACAACTGCAACAAGCTAAGGAGTCCTTAAATGGCTCTAGCGTTATACGATCGCGTCCAGCAACAGGGTACAGCTAATACTACGGTAAGCTTTACCCTGACTTCAACCGTTCTTGGGTTCCAAGATTTTACGGTGGTTGGTAACGGCAATACTACATACTATGCAGCAACCGATGTATCGGGTAACTGGGAAGTAGGCGTAGGCACGTACTCATCAACTGGTCCAACATTAACGCGTACAACCATTTTATCATCTAGTAACTCAGGAAGCGCTGTTACCTTCTCAGGTGATGTCAATGTATGGGTTACATACCCTTCAGAAAAGTCAGTTAATCTAGATGGTACAGGCAACGTATCAGCGTTAGGTACTGTTGCTTCAGGTACATGGCAAGGTTCAACAGTTGGTGTAGCTTACGGTGGTACAGGAGTTACAGCTTCAAGCGGACCTAACTCAGTTGTTTTAAGAAACGGCAATGAAGATATTGTTGCTAGTCGTATTTCACAATCGGTAGCAAACGTAACCGCAAGTGGTGGTACTACCGCACTAACAGCAGCATCAAAATTTTGGCAGACGCTTCAAGGCACTGGCCCACATACGTTTACGTTACCTGACGCAACTACACTACCTATTGGATTCTGGTTTATATTTGATAATGACTCTACAGGTAATTTAACCGTAAAAGATTATGGAAACACTACACTAGATGTAGTTTCTCCTGGCGGGTATTCATTATTCTATCTTGATGATATTAGTTCAGTTGCAGGTGGTTGGAATCGTGCAGGTCTGATCCCTTCAGAAGTTAACTGGGGAACAAATAGTTTAGACTTAGGTGGCTCAACAGTTATCACTAATGGTGTTTGGCAAGGTACTCCAGTAGCGTATAATTACGGTGGTACGGGGTTAACAACATTTACCGCAGCCAACTATGCACTTTACTCAACATCAGCTACAGCTTTAACAGCAGGTACATTACCTATCGCAGCTGGCGGTACAGGACAAGTTACAGCCAATGCAGCATTTAATGCGTTAGCCCCAAGTCAAACAGGCAATGCGGGTAAATATTTAATAACAAATGGAACAGATACTTCTTGGGCGGTTTTATCAACAGACCCTGCAGGTACAGCCCTGTTCTTATCGACAATGATGGGTTAAAACATGCCATATACCAATACCTCATATGTATCTAAAAACGTAGGAACTACGCCAGTAGTTTTAAATACTGTTGGTGCGGGGGTAACAGCTACACTAACAAGCTTTGTGGTAGCAAATACTTCAGTTTCGCCGATTACTACGGATGTATACTTTACTCGCTCTGCTGTTAATTACTATATAATTAAAGGTGCAACAGTGCCGGTAGGTGGATCATTAGAAGTCATGCAAGGTAATCGAATTGTGTTAATCGCATCTGATGCATTAACTGTTGTAACAAGTGCGGCAGCTTCTGCCGATGTCGTAGCGTCTGTTCTTTTAGCGAGCTAATATGGCATATATTGGAAATACTAACGAGACTCAAGCATTTGCCCCAGCTATTGATTATTTCAATGGTAATGGCTCGTCTGTAGCGTTTACGCTATCCCGCCCTGTAGCTTCTGTAGCTCAGGTTCAAGCTGTTATTGAGAACGTCCCTCAAAACCCAGGCACAGCGTTTACTGTATTTGGTAATACAATTACATTTGATAGCCCACCCCCAAGCGGCACAAACAACATATACGTTAGCTATACAAGCCCAATTACACAGGTTATTCAGCCAAGTCAGGGTACAGTAGGAACAGCTCAACTAGCGCCGTTAACTACATTGCCTGTTGTTGGTGGGGCAACATTAACACTGCCAGCTACAAGTGGGACTGTATTGACTACAGGCAGCTCTATAACAGCTACGAGCATTACAAACAGTGGTGGATGGAGCGTTACGCCAAGTGGAACAAAATTATATTTTAACTATAATGGTACTAATGTAGCCTCACTTGATTCATCTGGTAATTTTATAGCTTTAGCTGGCATAACCGCATACGGTACCGTTTAATATGAAAATTAATCAATATAAAATTGAATTAGATCAACTGGAGAAAAATAAATAATGCCTACCTCCTTAGTATCGACAGGAGTGCAGTTTCCAGATTCTTCAATACAAACAACTGCCCTGCCTTCATTGTTTACACAATCTTTAACTGGCGGTAATGGATACCAAAAATTTGCTGGCGGAATGATTATTCAATGGGGGAACAATACAGCTAGTACGGTTACATTTCCAATTGCTTTTCCAAACGCGTGTAGATCAGTAATGGCTACAGGAAGTTCATCAGGATCAGGAAGAACAATTAGAGTGAGTGCTTTTACTACAACCAATTTTAGCTTGGGGGCAGATGTTTGCTGTGTGAATGCAGTTATTAATTCTTATTGGGTTGCGGTGGGGTATTAAATGCCAGTTACATTAGAAAACACTGGAGTTAGGTTTCCAGATGCGACAATACAAACAAACGCCAGTTCTGCATATTTTACTGGTGCGAATCAATCATTAGCAGCAAATGGATACCAAAAATTACCTAATGGAGCAATAATTCAATGGGGGTATAACGCGCCTTCAACAGTCACGTTTCCAATTGCGTTTCCTAATGCATGTAGGTCGGTAGTTGCAACACAAGATAATGGATCTGGTGGATCTGGATTAACTGTTAGATGTGTATCCCCAAATACTACAAATTTTATTTTAGGTAGTGATGTCTGTTGTACAAATATAGCAAAAAATAGATATTGGATTGCGATAGGATATTAAATGGCAATAAGTATTAATAATTTAGG